TACCACGTGAGGAAGGAATTTAAGTCAGTATTATTCGAGCGTTTTGATATTCGTAAATTTAAGTCTGATAAGTCGCTGCGTAATTTTTTAACTCATCTAACTACCCTTGCGAAGAAGGAAGGCTACTTATTTAGCCCGATCTGGAAGTATTATGTTAATTTGGAGGCTTTCGGTGGTTTCATGTTAAACCCGGAATCCGATTGGGAAGATACTGTAACTAATTGGGTTGCTTACAAAGAGTTTCCGGATTGGTATCTGAAATTATTTGAAGAAACAGCTTTGTCTAAAATAGAACCGCCTGGATCCATAACTGAAGAGATAACTATAGAAGAGTTCGTTGCCAGAAAAGAGCTATGGGCAACTTCAGGGTCTAGTAGTTTGAAGCGCACTTTACATACGAATACTGGTGAAAAAGCGGTTAGGACTAAGTTGGTCTCTGCTATGGTATACGGTGACGATGAGATCGTAAGGATACTTAAGACTAAAGTAAAACAGGCTAATGTTGCTGTTGGTAAACGTGAATTTACAAAAGTAAGGGCCGTTGTGGCTGGTGATTTTCCTACATATATCAAAATGGCGTTCGTAAGTTTCTATCTCGATCAGATTTTTGAAGGCTATCGCATATCGCCGCTTTTCCTTAATTCCGAAAAGCAATACGTGATGTGGCAGCAGATGGGTCTATTGAGTAAGGGCTTATGTTTTCCATTCGATCAGGGTGCTTTTGATCAACATGTACCTGAAAGAGCAGTTCATATTATTATGAGGGTGTTTGAAATACTTTTACGTAAGCATAATGCTCCGGAATATGTAATCGGGATTATGCAAGATATTTTATATGCATTAGATGGAGGAACAGTTAGAGTAGATGATAAGTTGATACCGGTTGAAGGTGGTATATTATCAGGGTGGCGATGGACTGCCATCTTGGATACACTTGTTAACTATATACAATTTGAGACCTATTTGGAATATATGAGGTTAACAGCTAATAGGGATTTTTCTGCTCTATTTAGCTATTATCAAGGTGATGATATAGCTTTGGTTTTAAAAGAAAAAGACCAAGCTGTTAGGTACTATAACTTTATGAAAGAG